TACTTACGATACTCAACTTATTCAAGTATTCCAAGGATTCATTATCTTGAATCATCCAAGTTTTAGATAAATTATCCATATTTTATATATTAATATTCAAATGTTTAAATCAATAAATAAAAAATTTTTTATTGTTAAATTATAAAAATATTTTGATAAATTAAATTAATAAATTAAATTAATAAATTAATAAATTAAATCAAATTAATAAATTTACTTCTTTTTGGCAGATACCTTAACTTTTGTATTTTTGGTTTCTGCAACTTCAGAATCCATGTCCATCATGTCCTCATCGTCCATGTCAAACATTTCTTCATCTTCAGATTCCTCTTCTTCAGATTCTTCGTCATCCATACCCATGATGTCTTCGTCACCCATTTCATCTTCCTCAGAGTCAGTCTCCTCTTCTTCAGATTCTTCTTCAGATTCTTCATCCTCTTCAAAATCCTCAACGTCGAATTCTTCTTCTTCAGCTTCTTGGGTTTCCATTTTAGCTCCTTCTTTTAAGGACTCTTTTACTAATTCGCTGATTTCTCCCTTCATTGTAGAAGCGAGTATTCCTTTTGCGTTTTCAGCAATTACATCTTCCAAATTTTTCATTTGGATAATTGCCTCTTCAACTAATGAATTTTTTTCACTCATTTTTTATTTGTTTTTTCTTAATAAATATATTATTATTGATAAAAAATTAATTTTATCAAAATTTATCTTTAATAAATATGTTTGGAAATAAAAAAAGGAGACATTAGTCTCCTTTTAATTTTCTCACTATATTGATTTTATTTATTCAAAAATTTCATCAATCTTACTTTCAGCGACTGAAGTAATTCTCCAATCATAACTGAATGATTCGTAAGCTTTAGTAACTTTAGCCTCAACATCAGTTACATTATAACCTTTAACAAGTTTTTCTTCTCTTACTTTTTTAATTTTACCTGAGTTTTCATCTGGCAAATCGTATTGAATTTTTGCCACAAAATATTTTTCGTCCATTTCCATAATTTATTTTTTTTAGAAATATACGATAAGTAAAATCATCTATCAAGATATGCAGACAATTTTTTCATTAAATCTAATGATTTGTTTGCAGATTCCTCGCCACCCGATAAAGTTCTTGATGCTCTTACTTTATTTTCTTCCTCAAGATTTTCTTCAAAATTGTTTCTTTCTTCAGGTTTTGAGAATAGATACGCTCCAGGTGTAGATGGTGAAGATACTAAGTCAAAACAGATTAATTCAAAATCGTCTTGAACTTCGTTTTGTTCTCCGACCTTTTTAAGTGAACCAACACCACGAGAAGAAATACCAAGAGTTACTCCTTGCCTTAAATAGTTTGCCGCTAAGTCTCCTTTAGTTGAACAAATACCTCTTTCGTGGAAACCTGGTGAGGTTAACAATCTTAATTTACCCATTAAAATTTTACCGTCCCACCAAATGTCAGTGATGATATGGGCAACTCTATCTAAGTCAATTAATGAAGATTCAGGGTGATTTAACTCTGATAACGAAACACCTTTTTGAATCATTTTTTTATAGTTCTCAGCTTCTCTCTTTAATATTTTTTCAGGATAGATTCTACCATTTCTATTTGGGGTATTATATTTTTGTAATACTGCATAGAATTCAAATGGCTTAGAATGGTCTAAGAAATTTTTATTTTCTTTTATAATATCGGCATTTCCATGCTCTCTTGGATTTATATACCCTGCATCATACTCAATCAAAATTCCTCTTCCCACATGTCCTGGTTGTATTATAGAATAATTCATAAACTTTTTGTTTATAAATAAATATACAACTATACTATAACTTTATCAGATGTTTTCTTTGATATGTCAAAAAAGAAATATTTGTTACTTATAAAGTTTTCTGAAATTATATAATTTGCAATTTTTTTCATTTCAGATTTAATATAATTTGACTTAAAATCAAAATTTGATTTTGTGTAGAAAAAAAACTCTAAATTCATAAATGATTTTTTTCCTTTCATTACTCCACTCGACCTTAAATCCATATCACATATAAATTTAGATTCAAATAAATCTAATGGAATAATTTCTGAAATTGATAACTTAATTTTTTTAATTAAATAATTAATTATTCTTTCAGCACTTTCAAAGAAATCTTTTGGTTCAACCCAACTTTGAATGTTTGGATAAATTGACTTTAAATTTTTGTAATCTACCGTCCCATAACTCACTTTAAAAGACTTAAATCCTGTGAGCTTCACACTTTTACCTTTTTTCATTAACTAACATAATAACCGAAGTTTATTTTATGTTAAAAAGATAAGATAAAAAAGGTATAAAACCAAAAATAAATTAAAGGGTATTAAATAATTTTTTCAATCTAACAAGATTAAGTTGATTTGGGGAATCATTTTTAATTCTTTCAATCGTCTCGTCAATTTTTAACTTGGTATCAGAATCGCTATTTTCTTTAATCTCTTCTAATTTTTCAATTGTCATTTCTGAAATTACAGAATATTTGTTTTTAATTTCACCTTCAGATAATGTAAGGTATTTGTTCAAAGTTTTTAATTCTTGTTCTGACAATTCCATTAAAAAATTCTTAGTTGTGTTTTCAGCAACTTCATAAACTTTTTCAAGAGGGAGATTTGTAGTTTCTTTAACTTTGTCTACGGAAGTAATTTTTTTAACTAAACTCTTCTTTGATTCTAAAATACTCTCAAATAATATGTTATCAGTATCTAACACATTATCAATTTCCTTATATGAATTTTCAGATATTGTAGTTTTACCAACCCAAGAATTAATTTTAGATAATTTTTTTGAATTTAATTTTAATTTTTCAAATTGTCTAATACACTCATCAATTAATGAGTTTGCATCATCTTTAGACATTCCTCTCTTTCTGTCCAACACATCATAGATATAGAACGCTTTAGCAATGTCTTTATCTTCTAAAACTAAACTTTTAAAAATTTTAATTTCAGATTTAAAAGTATTGTTTGACATTGACTCAACTAAAAACTTCTCAACTTTTGATTTTAAAATACCTATTTTCATATTATAATAAATATTAATCTTTTAGAAGATTATTTAATTTTTTTTCTATTTCCAATAATGATTCTTCACTTCTATCAAAATCAAAAAAATCATCATCATTTTCCAATAAAATATTAAGTTCTCTTTCTTTTTTACCTTCAGGTGTTAGACCTGCAGGTTCAGGTTCAGGTGAAGGAGGAGGACTACCTAAATCAGGTCCGGCTTCAGGTGGAGGTCCACCTGCTTCACCACCTCCAGCTTCAGGTGTTGCAGTCGACCCACTTGTAGAGCCGTATAATTTATCAATATTATCAAATAAACCTGTGTGTTTAATTACTTCAGGTGTTGCGGTTAATTCACCAGCAACCGCTTTTTCAACCCTTTGCTGTTGGATGTCAAGCTTAATTTCTTCATCTGAGAACCCAAGAACATTCTTTTTCGCCCAAGAAACTGACACAGGGGCAATACCCTCAATTGGTGTTACCGCATCTTTATACAACGTAATCTTTTCCTTCCATATATCAATTTTAAGAAGGTCGGCTTGTGTTGATGGATTTGTTAAAGTTAATGTAAAATTATTCAACTCATCTTCAAATCCTAATAAAAATAAGTGGATAATTGCAATTTTATTTAATTCCGCTAAAACACATTTTTGTATTCTATTAATGGTTCTCGCAAAACGGATGTCTAATAACGAAAGATTTTTACCATCACCAACAATTTCTTCAAATCCCAAAAATGCTTTAGGTACACGAAGAGCAGTTAATAATTTCTTTTGGATATATTCAATATCCGCAATTTCAGATAAGTTTGTTGCTCCGGGTAAAGTATCAATTGGGTTCGGTGCTGCCGGGTCTCTAACAGGAATAAAATAATCCTGGTCCACAGCCATTTGATTAAATCTCATATCAACATTACCTGTTTTATTATCAACGGTCTGAGACCTTTTAAATTTGTTTGCAACTCTTTGTACATATGGTTCAATATCTTTATCGTCCATATTACCCACAAATACTTTGAAAACTCTTCGTTCAGGAGCTCTTGATGTTCTATAAATCATCATAGCATCTTCTGATAATAACAATTGTTTCCAAATACGACGAGCCTTTTCTAACATAGATGTTCCATATGGAAGTTTTCTATCGTCACCCAATAATCTGAAATGGGCGATTTCCCAAGTGTTAAATTCCATCTCTTTGTTCTTCCACACAAATCTTAATCCCTTTGTTTCAACGTCTGAATTATCAAGATTTGATTTTCCTTTCATTCCTCGTTCAACCCTTTCAATTTCAATGTTAGGTAATTGAGAACATCCAATTACTCCTTTTTCAGGGTCCAATCTCAAATAAACAAAGTTATCTCCGTACTTACAAACGTTTCTAATCCACATTTGTAAGTTTGTATTAATATCTAATGAACTATTGAATAAATCCGCCAGTACACTTTTTATTCTTTTTGATTCTGAAAAAATCTGTAACATATGTCCATTTTGGTCAGGTGTTGTTGATTCTTCAGAATAGATATCCAATGCCGTTGAGATTTCTGGTGTATATTCCATAGACTCATAGTCATAGTAAGAAGCTAATCTTGTTGGTTCAAAATAAACTCCCTGAGTATATAAATTGTTTTCAATTTTTTGCCATTGATTTGCAAGATAAAATGTTTGCTGAGCCTGTAATTTATTTAAATCATACTCACCTTTTGAGGTGGTTTTCAACAATTCTGTTTTATCAAATTTGTATGTTGGGTAATCCTGTCCCAATAATGAGTTAGGACCAAAGGTTTGTGATAACCTTTGCCAAACTGTTAATCTTTGATTTTGATTATTTTCCATATTAAAATTTAATCACTTTCTTTTTTTTATAAATACATCATCTTCTGCTTCCAAATAACCATCCATATTTAGCATAATCTTCTCTACTATACTCCATTGGATTCCTTTGTCCACCGACTACATATGACGGAACATACGTGTTTTGACTAACAGATTTTGACACGTTATCATTCTCAGCAACTGACCAAGATTCCAACATAGTTTTAGCCTGCTCGGTTACCTTGGTTAGTGATGAAAATGAATTTTCCCCAACATAACAAGCAATCGCAATTGACATAATCAAGTCATCATGTTGCCCCTTTTGGTGGTCAGGTCTACCATTAACGTAAACAAATGTGTTCATTTCGTTTAATAATCTTGAAGAATAAACCTTAAACCCATGTCTTAAATATTCTTCGTACGCAGCAATAATTTGTACACGTTTAGAGTTAAAGTTAATACCTGGAATCTTCTCAACCATTTTTGGGTCATATTTCCATCTATTTGTCGCATCTAATCCGTCAACATATAAACTCTTATATCCAAGTTCTTGTAATTTTCTTGACGTGGTAACTCCCATACCGCCAGTTATATCCACAACAATAAATGCAGAATACATCATTCCCCATTTATAACAAAGTTCCGCCAAAGTATCAGGAGGAAGTTTTCCGATATATTCAGCAACTTGTTCCCTTGTTTCAAAATCAATAATTTGGAATGTAGAATAGTCTTCACTATCCCCACGACTCACGTCAACTCCCATTATATATCTATGATTTTCAATAGGGTCTTTCCATATCCATAATCCACCACTTACCATTTTTCCTTGTGGTTCTCTAACCATATTAGACCTAATGTCTTCGGTAATTCTACTATCAAATACGTTATCACCTGAACCCAAAAATGCACACTCTAACTCCTGATTAACTTTACGTTTATCGTATTTGAGTTTTTTAACCATCTTCTCATACCAAGATGAAGTTGGTTTATACCCTTGTGATATAAGTGTATTGATTTCATCATAA